AAAATGCTAACATTTCTGCGTCTACTACCTTCATAAAAGGTATAACGCCTGTACTTTCTGACCCACTAGAGGTTTTCGAGCCTACTGAACGTATATCGCTCCAAGAGCCCCCAACGCCACCACCCACACTAGATAGAAAGGCATTTTCAGTGTAATGCCCGGTAAGTCCTTGTCTGCTGTCCTCAACATAATTAAGAAAGCAACTAATAGGCAGCCCACGGGATGTTCCACCATTAGAAAGTATAGGAGTAGAAAACATGAACCAAAGTTTACTAGCATAATCGTATAGCCTCTGTGCGTGTGCGTCATCATCAGAAAACGCCTTAGCTGCTCGTGCAAATGCATCTTGGGGAGATGTCTCCCCGTTCACTAAGTATCTGTCTTCTAGTGTTTTATGACTGAATTCAGACAGGTATTTGTCCCTGCTGTACATAATTTTCATATAAATTTATCCTTAATCTCGGCAATATTATGCTTACCAATAGCGTCATCACAATACGTTACCAGATCCATCAATTCATAGTTCTGGAGTATCTGTTCATAGTTCTCATTTAGAGATTCGATGTACTTGTACTTGCCAGGAATAGGAGCCGCGTCATAGATGCTAAATGCATCTCCATATTCTTTTATTAGAGTTAAAGCCCTCTTTGGGCCGATACCTGGAATTCCAGGAACGTTGTCTCCTTTGTCTCCGGTAAGACACTTAAGAGATATAAACTCCTCCGGAGTAACCTCATAGTGATCTGACCAGTTATCTATGGTCACTTCCTTACGATTTACATAAGAAAATCTACTAACGCCTTCTTGAATAAGTAAGTCCCAGTCTCTATCACTAGAGATTAACCATACATTATCCAGTCCGTAAGCATCTTTATTCTTTACTAAGTGTGCTGCTATATCATCTGCTTCTACACCTGCGAACTGTAATACATTCCATACTTCAGCTGATACTTCAAGTGTGCACTTGTATTCTTCAAAAAACTCTTCAAACGCAATTTTTTCTTCTTCCGTCTGAGTAGCGTACTTCTCTTTTCTATTACCTTTATAATCTTCCCTTATATTTTTTCTATAGTCAGACGAGCCTCCGTCTGCTGTAATTATTACTTTATCACACTTGTAGGAATCGGCTAAAGACTGAACTGTCTTCTGATACTCGTACCTAAAATCTGTTCTTCCTTGATGCTTCCATCTGAACGCTAAGTTCAATGCGTCTACTACAAGTGTTCCTTTCCTTCTTTGATCGTTGAAACTAAGTGCCATTTATAAATTTCACCTCTTCTTTGTTTAACCACTCTTCTGCAAGAGAAACGTAGCAGTTTAAGTCACTAACGTATATATAAGGTATATTATCGGGTTTTACTTCTGTACCCACATATATCTTTGATCTATTATACTTAAAGAAGAGAAGAGGGGCTTGACCCCCTCCCTCTGCTTGTATAAGTAACTTTTTCCACCACTGGGTTAAATGATTAGTCTTCTTTTGTGTAAGTATTTTATCAGTGAGTGGTGACTCAGCATAATTCTTTACTTCAATACAAAAGAAGTTTTTCTCATTTGGAACATACAAGTCTCCTTTTAGATATTCCAGTGCGCCTGACATTGGCACTCTTTCAAACTGTAGTCCTGTATACTCTCGTAATAAGTCTCTTACTAGATATTCTCCTCTAGCTCCCTTCGCTCTGCTATCAACCATTTTACTCCAATTTACTTATATTTTCTTCTTTCACTACTTCGATTTTATCGAGAAGTGGATGTGTCCATTCATGAGAGACTATATAAGTGTTCAAATCTTCATTGATAAGAACTTCTATCAGCTTCTCTCTGCCTGTGTCATCTAATACTGCAATGACTTCATCTAAGAAAAGTATATTGAGTTTAGACTTAGATATGCTACTCATTAACTTACGAATAGCTATCAGGGTAGCAGTATTTACTCTTGCTAGCTCTCCTGAAGAAAGTGCGAGAATATCTACTATTTTACCATTGTCTGTAACTTGTACATTTAACTTGTCATTAGATACTACGAACTCGAGAGTAAACCTACCATCAGATAGCTCTGCTAGATAAGTATTCGCGAGTTCTTCCAACTCTTTTACAAGGTTTTCAATTTTGTACGCAAGCAAACCATTAGTACTAAACGCTTTCTTCAGTATATCCAAATTGGACGCAAGATCCTGCTGTGTATTTAGCTTCTCTTGCATTTCTGAAAGCTGGTTTAGAAACTCTTCAGTTTGCTCCTGTATTACTTGGATTCTTGTGTTGTGCTTTGTTCTTCTTTCATTTTCCTTTGCTGCGCTTGCCAAGTGCTCCTTGCGTTGAAGTAGCTCAGCTCGTACTCTCTCCAACCTTTCTTCAAGCTCTGCTTTCTCCAAGATATGCTTAGGGAGATTCTTGTCAATACTTCGATAAATTTCTTTCCAATCGCTTTCAAGGTTCTGAATACGAGTGAATTCGTTATTATCTCTTTTAATCTGTTTAATTCTTTGTTCAATTTCATAAATCTGCTTCTCCGATTCGAGCATCTTTCGAGACTCTGTGTCTACAAGAGACTGTTTAAAACTTGGATCAACTTCTTGTTCACAAGTAGGACAAACATCTCCTAATTGTTCTAGTTTTGCTACGAGGCGTTTAGACCCCGCTGCGATTTGAGAATGGTTTCCCATCTCTGTTTGTAAGTCGTCATAGGACTGTCGTTGCGTTACTGGTGTATTTTGTACTTCCTGTAAATCAATTTGTTCCAGCATGTGAATCATTTGATTGTTCTTAGAGATTTTTTTGTTTTTCTCCGAGATATTTTCAATTTCTTTCGTTAAAGTGTGGAACTCTTTCTCTTCTTCTTCCGTAGAAATTTGTAAATCTAACATAGGAAGTATATTGGTATCACTCAATTTGTTATCTGAGAGCCATTTTTCTACCGTACTAACGGCGGATTGAACTACCATCATTTCCTGAGTTATATCTTTAGACTTCTCTTTGAACACCTCGAATAGGTTTACATATCCTTCAAGATGTAACAGATCAATCAAAAATTTCTTACGATTTGTATCGGTCGCAGTTAAAAACTGTAGACTCGCATTAGTGCTTTGGTATACTAGCTGTGAGAAGGTTTTAAAGTCTACACCTATAACATCTTGAATAGTCTTGTAGGTATTTGTAGCTGTATGGCTAGATATATCTTCACCATTCTTCTCCAACTTGACCTTTACCGTGGTTTTTCTATCTATACTCACTGTATAGGTATCTTCGTCCTTGGTAAAGGTTAGTTGTATATTATACCCATTACCGACGTATCGGTTAGGTATGTCTGCTTTCTTAATTCCTTTCGAATTTTTATTGTACAGAGCTTCTTCTATAATTAAGGGTATAGAAGACTTGCCAGTACCATTTGTACCAATAATTTGAGTTACAGTGTTATCATCTAAAACTAACGCGTTGTCGGAACCATAGCTAAAGCAATTATTCCAGTGTAGCTGTTTGAGAGTAATCATTGTAAGTCCCTATAATGCTTGATATTTTGTCTTGTGGAAGTTCTAATATATAAGTAAAGTATTCTGCTAACTCTTCTTCTATGCTCATTTCTTTACTAAGAAGAAGCGTGGCTTCTGTACTCCGTTTAACTACTTTCTTATCGAGTAGCTCTGAGTTTTTAACTTTAGATAAATCTTGTATATCTCCTTCCAGTTCATATATTGTGTGATGATATGTACTAGGTATCATCTCTGCTGGATCTTGTACTGTTTTTCTCAGTAGCTGTGGCAGATCAAATCTGTCCCACATCCATGACCAGTCTTTGTCATTTATTAGTAGATAACCTGTCTCGACTATGTTTCTATGAAACGAAGTTGTCATAGGGCTACCTGGGTATACAATGTTTTGTTGTGTATTACTATGTGCATGTAAGTCGCCCGCAAATACTACCGGAAAGTCTTCAAGTCTTGCTAGGTCAACTTCAGGCTTTACGTGCGGAGGAATCTCTCCTCGTACATGAGTAAACAGAGGCCACTCAGTATTGAAGGCTTCTATACTATTCTTTCTGTGTAAATCTGCGTAAGGTAGAACATTAAACCCTCTATCTTTGTCCACATAGGATAAGTCTGCAATATGAATGAAAGGATTAATATCCCTGCTCACTTGCTTTAGCTGACTAAAAAAGGTTTTATTCTTCTTTGTGGCTTCGTGATTCCCATCATAAATTAGAGTAGGAATACCTACTTGTCTTATGAATGTGAAGTACAACTCCAACTCTTCCATAGTTGGAAGACGATCAAAGAGATCGCCTCCAATTATGTGCATACTACACTCGTTTTCTATTTCATGAATTTGGTTAAAGAAGGCTTCATACCTTTTCTTTGCCCAGTCAACTGGGACATTTTTCTGTCCCAGCTTTAAGTGCCAGTCTGCTGTGAATAAAATCACCCTACGTTAAACTCGGCTTCAAGAGTCTCGTCTACTTCCGTAGTGTTTGCCTGTCGTACACGATCCAACAGCTCCTTCTGAGCATCTGGAGTCGGTCGAGACATTACTTCGTCCATGGACTTCACTTCAGCAGCAAGAGCTGCATCTGCGGCACTAAGAGCGGCAGGCTTGCACTTCAAAGGCTGAAGCTGGTACTCTACGTTATAAGGGAGAGGGCCAGTCTTAACGCGCTTGAACTTAATGTCCCATCCAGTTTCTGGGTCTGTAGGATCTCCTAAGTCTTCGGCAGCAGTAATAATCTGCTCCCAGAGCTTCTTCTTGAGATTGACAACTTTCACTTCGCCATTGTCAATACACTGTGTGGCATAGCTCCATCCACACTTAAGATCAGGGTAATACTCACGAACCCAATCTTTTTCTTGGTTTGTAAATGCTTCTGCATTCCTATCGAAGGACAGACACTCTAAAGGAATGTTCTTGTCGTTCTCGCCTTTCACCCAGTATACATAGCGAGCAAGAATATCACCTATGATACGCATTTGATTGTCGCCGTCCTTGTATTGGAAAGTGCTGATAGAAGTCTTTTGTGCAGAACCTTTCTGCTGATTAAACGATATAGCCATATTAATTTATCTCCGTTGGAACTTCTTCATGTAAAAAATGTATTTCTCCATTCTCTATATAAAGTAGTTTATTGTTGTCTAAAAATAGTTGGGGATCTTCCTGTATATACAGGGGATCTAGTGTTATCGTACCATTGACTTTGTACTCTCCATACGAACGCAAAGAAGCGAGCGCAAGATAAATGCAAATGTCTCGGTACGAGTATTTATATGAATTATATAACAGAACATCTGGGTGTACTAAAAAACTCTGGCCTCTAAAGTCTATATCTGCATACTTATACAGAGTATCATACCTATTTCGCGGGAGTTGTTTTTTCACCATCATTTTAAAGACCTGCACGATCTCGAAAGTATTCGCCTTGCAAGTTTTAAAGATTCTGTTCCAATTATATAAGAGCATATTATATCAAAAGTTGAAGTTAATGTCAAGAACTATTTTTTTATAGTTGGTCTATCTTGTATCCCTGTTTCATATAGTATCCCATCCTATTGGAAGCCTGTCTTCGGGCGGTGTTTCCCTTTAGGTGGATATCTATCACTACAGGTGATCTTTTATTTTCTTGCTTGCGTATGATACGCCCTATTAGCTGAGTCAATAGTGGCTCATTATTAACAGGAGTACCAAGAATCAAACAACTTAAGTTATCAACAGAGATACCCTCTGAGAAGATTGCTTGTGTACCGTATAGAATGTCTTTTCTACCCGCACGAATCTCATCCAGAAGAGTCTCTCTATCTTCATGTGCTAC